GTGCACTTGTTGGAAAATATTAAGGAGATAAAATATGCCAAAAGACGCTTGTTATTATAAAGTAAAAGCTAGATATAAAGTTTTCCCATCAGCTTATGCTTCTGGAGCTATAGCAAAATGCCGAAAAGTAGGTGCAGCAAACTATGGCACAGGTGGAAAAAAGAAGAAGACTAAGAAAAAAGCAGAGGGTGGAGTAGTCATGTTAAATAATGGCGGAGCCACTATGCCAAAAAACAACAGAAAACGTTCTGCTAAAAATAAGAATATAGCACGTGGTTGTGGTGTTGTTATGAGAAGAAAAGAAACGTTTTACGCATAATGGCAGTTAGAAAGACAAAAGCGGGTTTAGCACTTAAACGATGGTTTAAGGAAGAATGGAAAGATCAAAGAACTGGTAAAAAGTGCGGTAGACAAAAAGGTGAAAAGAGAGGTACACCTTATTGTAGGCCAACTAAACGTATTTCTAAAAAAACACCAAAAACAGCATCAGAGATGACAGCGGCTGAAAAACGTAGTAGGATAGCACAGAAGAAGAGATTAGGGCAACCCGCTGGTAAGCCAAGAAGAGTAAAAGCTTTGAAAAGGAGAAAAAAATAATGCCTGGTACAACTAAACAAACTATGACTAGCTTGAGAAAACAAGTTACTGATAAAATGAAAAATGAAAATATTTTAATAAATAAAATTAAAAGATTAGAAGATAAAATAACAGAACTTCAAGCCAAACCAACAATGAAGAAAAGATTTGGTGGTTCTTTAAATAAAAAAAATGCTCTAAAAAAAGCTATTCAAAATGTAAAAAATAAAACTAAATCTAAAACAAAAAAAATGAATAACAAAAACAAAATGGTTTAAATATGACAACCTCAAACTCAAGAGATTTTAATTTAGATGTGGCTGAAGCCATTGAAGAGGCTTATGAACGTTGTGGCCTAGAAATGAGAACAGGATACGATGCAAGAACTGCACGAAGATCCCTTAATATAATGTTTTCAGAATGGGCAAATAGAGGTCTGAACCTGTGGACTGTAGAGCAAGCAACACAAGCTTTGACATCTGGCACTGCTTCTTATCAGTTTACAACAGATTATACAGATCTACTTGAGGTTGTTATTAGAAGGGGTGGCACAGATTTTTCACTATCAAGAATGTCTCGAGGAGATTATTTAAATCTTCCTAATAAAGATCAAACGGGTAGACCAAGTCAATATTACTTTGATAGAAAGATTACACCCTCTTTAATCTTGTGGCCAACACCCGACTCCAGTTCAGATAGTTTAGTTTATTACTATGTCCGTAGAATTCAAGATGCAGACACACTTCAAAACACAACGGATATCCCATTTAGATTTTTACCTTGTTTAGTTGCAGGACTTGCTTATTATATATCTATGAAAAAAGCACCTGATAGAATACAAATATTAAAAAGTGTTTATGAGGAAGAGTTTCAAAGAGCAAGTGATGAGGATGAAGATAGAGTACCTCTAAAACTTACACCAGATATTAAATACTTGAGAGTTTAATGGCAAGATTTGCAAGTAACAAAAGGGCATTTGGATATTCAGAACGTTCTGGTTTTCGTTATAAACTTAGAGACATGAGAAAAGAATGGAATGGATTAACTGTTGGTTATGATGAATATGAGCCAAAACATCCACAGTTAGATCCTATTCGTGTCGGACCAGATCCGCAAGCTCTTAGAAATCCAAAACCAAGAGTAGAATTTATAAATGAAAAAATTACAATTCCTATATTTGATTTAAATACTTTAGTTTTTAATCCCACACCAAAAGCAACTGGTGAAGTTGGAACAGTTACAGTGAGTGTGTCATGAGTTTCACTTTAACTACATTAACAGATTCTATTAAAGAATGGACTCAAAACGATGAGACAACCTTTGTTGCAGAGATACCTTTCTTTATAAAAAATGCTGAAGAAAGAATATTTAAATCTGTAGATTTAGATTATTTTAGAAAAAATGTTACAGGTACAATGACAAGTGGTAATAAGTTCTTGGAGAAACCATCTGATTATTTAGCCACACATTCTTTATCATTTGTAAACTCAAGTAGTGAAAACGTTTTTCTTTTACAAAAAGATGTTAATTTTATACAGGAATATTCTCCAAATCCATCAACAACAGGATTACCAATATATTATGCACAATTTGACGTTGATACTTTTATTGTCGCTCCAACACCTAGTAGCAGTTTTGCGGTAGAATTACATTATTATTACAGACCAGCTTCCTTAACAACGGATGATTCTGGTACAACATGGATAAGTACAAATGCACCAGATGCATTGTTATATGCTTCATTAGTTGAAGCTTATACGTTTATGAAAGGGGAAAACGACTTAATCCAACTATACACTTCTAGATATGCTGAGTCTCTTGCACGTTTAAAAAATTATGCAGAAGGCAGAAATTATTCAGATAGTTATAGAGATGGATTAGTTCGACAACCAAAAACTTAATGAAATCAAAAAATAAAAGTGTAGCTATTGTTGCTTTAGGCAATAGTTTTAATGAGTACATACTAGCTAGAATAAGAAGCGAATCTTTTGACGAAGTTTGGACTATTAACTCTATGTCTGATGTTATTTATCATGACAAATGTTTTATGATGGATCCGCCATCGAGATTTCTTGATACTCCGAAAGCGGGTAAGCAAACAAATGTTATGACAAAAAGACTAAAAAAGAAAATGAATGTACCCATTTTTTCTTGTACTTTAGATAAAAGATGTCCAGATGTTGTTGAGTTTCCCTTACAAGAAGTAATTCAAAAAACTGGTTATGCTTATTTTAATAATACTGTTTCTTATGCAATAGCTTATGCTATTGCACAAAATACAACTGACTTACATTTGTATGGTATTGACTTTACACATAGAGATGTTGCTTTTGCAGAAGCAGGAAGAGCATGTTGTGAGTTTTGGTTAGCGATTGCAATATCAAAAAATATTAAAATTCATATTGCTCATAGTTCTTCTTTATTAGATATGAATGTGCCAGATGATCAAAAACTGTATGGATATCATAGATTAGATGATCCACTTGTATCTACTTCAACTAATGGAAGTATGTTAATAACAAAAAAATCAAAATTAGACCCACCAGAACCTTTAGATTCAAAGGCAAATCTTATTGGCCGAGAAGATATACCTGGTTTAAGTTATGAGGAGAAAAAAAATGTTTAATGTTAGTTTTTCGGAAGTAGGTAGTGTTAATATTAAAACATCAGATCAAGGTGGTTTAACAAATGAACAAATAGCTGATCTCGCCGTTGATAAGATCGCAAGTGTGTCTGACCAAGCACCTCCACACATAAGACAACAAGCAAAATTATTTAAAGAACAACTTAAAGGAATTCTGTATCATTATATTCTCTTGGCAAGAAACGAAGAGCGTGCTAGTATTATTCAAGTCCTAAGATCAAGTGGTCAAAAGGAAACGGCTGAATATATAAGGAGACTCTAATATGGCTATAGCTCAAGCAATGTGTACTGCATTTAAACAAGAGTTGATGTTAGGAACACATAATTTTGCCACAAATGGCAACGCTTTTAAACTTGCACTTTATGCAGAGGGTGGTGGTGGAAAGTCATCAACAACTGCAACATTAGGTGCAACCACAACTGCATTTACAACAACTGGTGAAATAGCAAACAGTGGATCATATACATCAGGTGGAGGCACTTTAACAAAAGTTGCACCAACGACATCTGGTACAACTGCATTTACAGATTTTGCAGATTTAAGTTTTACAACTGCAACAATTACCGCAATGGGTGCTTTAATATACAATAGTACAAATAGTAATAAAGCAGTTTGTGTTTTAGATTTTACATCCAATAAAACATCAACATCTGGAACATTTACTATTCAGTTTCCAACTGCTGATGCAAGTAATGCGATTATAAGGATAGCATAAATTGTCGAACACTACCTTACAAGGTTGGGGTAGAGGCACATGGGGTCAAGGTCCTTGGAATGAGGAAATTGACGTTGTTGTTACTGGTGTTCAAGGAACAACAGGACTTGGAACTCCAGATGGTATACCTGGTGTAAATGTAGCTGCCACTGGTGTTTCTGCAACCACTGCTATAAGTCAAACAGGTGCTAGTACAGTTACATTTACTGTTACTGTTGTTTCTGGTAATCCTTCAAATCATCCATATTACAATCAAGGATCAACAAATAAGTACGCTATTGGTGGATCGACTGCTACCAGTGATGTCACTTTAACTATGTATGAAGGTAATACATATAGATTTGATCAAAGTGATAGTAGTAACGATGGCCATCCAATTAATCTCTATGAGGATAAAGACAAAAATACAACATACACGAGTGGTGTAAGTTACAATATAGATGGTTCTTCTGTTTCTCAATCGTCTTATGTTGATACATCTACGTTTAATGCAGGCACAACTAGATATGTAGAAATAACTGTTCCAGACGGAGCACCAACATTGCATTATCAATGTTATAATCATGCTTTAATGGGATATTTTGCAAATACTCTTGGTATCCCAAATGTAGCAACAACAACTGGAGCACCGACTACTGGTGTTGCGGGCACAACTGGATTAGGTTCTGAGACTGTTGTATCAAGTGTAGATATAGCAGTTACATTAGGTGCAGCACAAAGTGGAATATCTAGTGTTGTCACAATACCACAATGTGTGGTATCTTTAACGGGAGTTAGTGCTACTGGTGGCACTGGCGAGGAATTGGTCTATAGTTTGATCGTTCCTAATCAAACAGCTAACTGGCAAGAGGTCGCATAATGGCAAGTACATTTGTAAATAATTTAAGACTCGAAGAAATGAACACTGGCGAGCAGTCAGGAACTTGGGGTACAAAAACAAACACTAATTTAGAACTCATAGGTGAGGCATTAGGTTTTGGCACGGAGGGTATTACAACAAACGCTGATACTCATACTACAACAGTAGCAGATGCTTCTACTGATCCTGGTAGAGCAATGTTTATCAAGTACACTGGAACTTTGGACTCTGCTTGCACGATCACAATAGCACCAAACACTCTAAGTAGGGTGCATATTATTGAAAATGGAACAAGTGGTTCACAAAATATAATTATATCACAAGGATCTGGAGCTAATGTGACAATAGCACCAGGCACTGCAAAGGTTGTTTACTTAGATGGAGCAGGTTCTGGTGCAGCAGTTGTTGATGCTTTTGCACATTTAGCCGCCGTAGATTTAACAGTCGATGATGATTTAATCGTAAGTGATGATATTACATTAAAATCAGATAGTGCTGTCCTTGGTTTTGGAGCCGATACTGATACAACACTTACTCATACAGATGGAACTGGTCTTACACTTAACGGAACAAATAAATTAACTTTTGGTGACGCTGCAAGTTTTGTACAACAATCATCTGACGGCACGTTACGAATAGATGGTGAGGCAATAATAGATTTAAACGCTAGTACAAGAGTTGATGTATCAGCAGATTTACAAGTTGGAGATGATTTAACTTTAGCTTCTGATAGTGCAGTTTTAGGTTTTGGTGCTGATACAGATACTACATTGACACATACAGATGGAACTGGATTAACTTTAAATAGCACTAACAAATTATGCTTCGGAGATACAGGTACTTTCATACATCAATCAGCAGATGGAGTGCTTGATTTAGTATCAGACTCTGAAGTTGAAATAAATGGAACGACTATAGACATCAATGGTGACGCTGATATTTCTGGTGACTTAGCGATAGGTGATGATGCTTCTGTAGCTGGAAGAGCGACTGGCACACAAACAACTGATAACGATGGTGATTTTGATTTAAGTGTAAGCAACTTTTTTAAATGCACTCCGTCTGGAAATATTACATTAACTTTTAGTAATCCAGCAGAAGGTCAATCTGGTACAGTTATGTTAGTCAATAGTGGTGGACATACAATATCAGCACACGCAAGTGTGGCTATCAATGCAGATATATTAACGGCTTTAACAACTGCTGGAACATATATGCTTAATTATTATTGTTCCGCATCTAGTGGTAATAACACCATATTAGTAGGTGCAACTGGAGCACTAACATAAGATGAGTATACTTCCTGCATCAGGCATGGGTGACGAAAGCACTGGCTTTTATTCAGAAACTATAGACCAATCTGTACGTTTTAATGGCAGTTCAAGTCAATTAAACATAACACCTAGTAGCACTGGTAATAGAAGAACTTTCACAACAAGTCTTTGGATAAAAAGATCAGGTCTTGGCTCGACTATGGAGTTATTAACTGGTGGGAGTAATGTTGGAGGGCAACCTTCTACACAATTTAGAATAAATAGTAGTGACGAATTAAGTTTATATGACACACCATCAGCAGGAACATCAGCACAAATTTTAGTTGAAAGTAATGCTGTTTTGAGAGACACAGCTAATTGGTATCATGTAATGGTGTCAGTTGACACAACGCAATCAACTGCTTCAGATAGAGTAAAACTTTACATTAATGGAAGTGAAGTAACTTATTCAGCAACAACATACCCATCACAAAATTATGATACAAATAGAAATAGGAGTGGACAAGTTCATAGAATAGGAAGATTCCCAAATGTAGCTGTAAACTTTTTTGATGGGTACATGGCAGAATTTAATCACATTGACGGAACTGCATTAGACCCAACTAGCTTTGGCCAAACAAAAAATGGTGTGTGGATTCCTAAAGCATTATCTGGTCTTACTTATGGAACAAACGGATTTAGATTAACTTTTGCAGATAGTAGTTCTTTAGGTGATGACACAAGTGGTAATGGAAATGATTTTACATCTAGTGGATTATCTGCCTCAGGTCCTGTATCAGATAGTCCGACAAATAATTTTTCAACATTGAACAGTATAGGAAATGATAATCAAGCTACATTTTCAGAGGGAAATTTAAAAATAAGTTTTCCTCAAGATATAAATGCTCAACCTAGATGTGAGGGAACTTTTGCAGTTTCAAGTGGTAAATGGTATTGGGAAGTAAATGTAATTTCTATTACTACAGCTAATACACCTATGATTGGTATAAAAGATTTAAGTGTTTCTAATCATGAAAATCATATTTTTAGTGGTTCGTCAGTTTATGCTTATTATGCAAATTCTGGTAATAAATACAATTCTGGTAATTTAGGTTCTTATGGTGCTACATATACAGCAGGAGATATTATAGGTGTTGCATTAGATTTAGATGCAGGAACTTTAACATTTTATAAAAATAATTCTTCACAAGGAGCTGCTTTTTCAAGTTTATCTGGAGAATATACATTACATCTTGGTACTGGATATTATGCTTGGGTTGGTGTTGTAAATTTTGGTCAAGATGGAACTTTTGCAGGAAATGAAACAGCACAAGGCAATACTGATGATAATGGCATAGGCGATTTTTATTATAGTCCACCAAGTGGTCATTTAGCACTATGCTCATCTAACCTACCAGATACTACAATAAGTCCAAATAAAGGCACACAAGCTGATGACCATTTTAATACAGTTCTTTATACTGGTAATGCTACAGATACAAATATTACTGGAGTTGGTTTTCAGCCAGATTGGATATGGGTAAAGAATAGAAGCAATACTTATCATCATGCTTTAGTTGATAGTTCAAGAGGTGCAACTAAAATTTTAAAAGCTTCAGACTCTGCAGTAGAGGGTACATTTACTGAACAAATAACTGGATTTCTAGCTGATGGATTTAGTGTTGGCGATAATAGTGATAGTGGTAATTATGTTAACATTAATACTCATACCTATGTAGCTTGGAATTGGAAAGCTAATGGAGGAACAACTAGCAGTAATTCAGATGGAAGCATAACATCAACAGTACAAGCAAATACAACAGCTGGATTTAGTATTGTAACGTATACTGGAAATGATACAGCTGGTGCTACCATAGGTCATGGATTGGGTGTAAAACCTGCTTGGATTTTAGTAAAAAGAAGAACTGGTTCTGCTCAAGATTGGATAGTATATCATCATAAAAATACTTCAGCCCCTGCAACTGATTATTTGATGTTAAATAGAAGTGATTATGGTACTCTTGACTCAAATGTAATGTGGAATGATACAGAACCAACCACATCAGTCATAACATTAGGTGACCATAATTCAACCAATGAAGCTTCTCAATCTTTATTAGCTTATGTGTTTGCTGAAGTTGAGGGCTACTCTAAGTTTGGCTCTTATAGAGGCAATTCATCATCCGATGGCACATTTGTCTTTACTGGGTTCAGACCTGCTTGGCTTATGGTTAGAAAAACAAGTGGTGGTGATAATTGGGTAATTCATGATAGTGTAAGAGACCCAGACAATGTAGTTCAAAAAAATTTATTGGCAGAATCTACAAATGCTGAAGCTTCAGATAATTCAGTTGATTTTCTTTCAAATGGTTTTAAGTGGAGAGTAAATAGTGGAGCGAGAAACACAAGTGGTCAAACATACGTCTATATGGCTTTTGCAGAACAGCCATTTAAATTCAGTAATGCAAGATAGGAGACAATTATGCCTTGGAAACATAACGGGAAAATAATAAAAGAAGGAAAAGCATGGGTCGCTGATGATGGCACTCAACATCCTGCGGTTTGGATGAGGTGGTCAGACTCTGAAAAGAAAGCAAATGGATTAATATGGGAAAACCCACCTGCATCTGCGGAACCAGTTGACAGTAGATTTTACTGGGGAAGAAATACTGATGGAAGTTTAATAGAAAGAAAACTTGAAGATGAAGACGCAAAAGATGAAGATGGCAAGCAGTTGTATAAAGAAGATGGCAAAACAAAACTTATTAATGAAGGTCTTAAAACAATCTGGATAAGGCAAACTAAAGAAACTGCTAATGGTATGTTATCCCCTACAGATTGGTTAGTTACTCGTAAGTCTGAAAAAGGCACTGTTATACCAGATGCTACTACTACATTTAGAGATAGTGTTAGAACTAAATGTGCAGAAATAGAAACTAATATTAATGCTTGTAAAAAGTTAGCTGATTTTATTAAGTTGTTTGATGCACCAAAGGATAAAGATGGTATGCCTACTGGAAATGCACCAATTTATGATTTTCCAAGTGAGGAGTAATCGTGCCAATAACGTCTTTAAAGTTCAGACCAGGAATAAATAAAGAGACAACATCTTACTCAAACAAAGGTGGTTGGAACGATTGTGATTTAGTTAGATTCCGTTTTGGTTATCCAGAAAAATTAGGTGGTTGGGAAAAATATTCTATTGTTACCTTCTTAGGTTCTTCAAGATCTTTACACTCTTGGGCAAACTTAGAGGGCAATAAATATTTAGGTATAGGCACTGAGTTAAAATTTTATATTGAGGAATCTCAAGGTTATAATGACATAACACCATTAAGACGTAAGGTTGTAGATGGCGTTACAATATTTGATTTAGGTTCTGGTGTTGTTTCATCAAAAGTTACTGGAAGTGCTGGAACTGGTGCAGTTGGAACTGTAATTGCTCTTGGGTCACAAGATGTTCCAGTATTGGCGAGAAATCCAAATTCTGGAGTGCTTTCAATAGCAACTGGACAAGTTGGAACAGTGACCATAGATACTCCACCTACTACAGCTAATCTATTTGGCACTGGAGCAGTGGGAACTGCAACTGTTTCTATTACAAACGAGTCAACTGTTTCAGTAGGTGATTAGAGTATGGCAATAACATTTACATCTGCAACTGATAGCACTAGCGTCACTGTAAATGATACTTCTCATGGTGCAATAGCAGGAGACTTTGTAACATTTACTAACGCAAATACAGGTAATTCATCTTTAAATACACAACTTAATAATGAGTTTTCTATCACATCAATTACTGATGCAAATAGCTATGTTATAACTTTAAGTTCTAATGCAGCAGCAGCTTTGTCTAGTAGTGGATCAGCAGATGCAGAATATCAAATTAACATTGGTATTAACACTGTAGTGCCAGGTGATGGATGGGGTGCTGGAACTTGGGGTGCAGATGGTTGGGGTTCTGCTTCTACGGAAACGGCTGGTGGTGGATCATTAAGATTATGGTCACAAGATAATTTTGGTGAAGATTTAATTTTAAATCAAAAAGATGGTTTTCTTTTTTATTGGGACAAAACATTAGGTGTTTCAACTAGAGCAAAAAATTTTATAGAGCTATCGGATGCTGCACCTACAAAATCAAGAAAAGTCATTGTGTCTGAAAGAGATCGTCACGTTATTTGTTTTGGTGCTAATCCTATAACTTCTGCAATACAAGATAGGTTGCTAGTTAGGTTTAGTTCACAAGAAAATCCTTTCCTTTGGACACCATCTGCGACAAATACTGCGGGTGATCTTAGAATAGGAACTGGATCTGAAATAGTTACTGCCGTAAAAACAAGAAGAGAAATAATTATTCTTACAGATACATCAGTTCATAGTATGCAGTTTATTGGTCCTCCTTTTACTTTTGGTATTAATCAGCTTGCAAGTAATATAACAGTTAGAGGTTTTAATACCGCAGTAGCAGTTGGTGATGCAGTATTCTGGATGGGATATGATAGATTTTATATTTATGATGGTCGTGTGCAAGTTTTACCTTGTTCTGTAAGAGACCATGTTTTTCAAGATTTTAATGAAACGCAGTCCGATAAAGTTTATGCGGGTGTAAATTCAGCTTTTGGTGAGGTATTTTGGTTTTACCCATCAGAAACTAACTCTGGTGCTAATGGCGGGACTGATGAAAACGACAAATATGTTGTTTACAACTACGATCAAAAAATATGGTATGTGGGATCGTTAGCAAGAACATCTTGGGTCGATCGAGGCGTGTATCAATATCCAATGGCTACAGACTCTAATCTTGTATACAATCACGAAAAAGGTAATGACAATGATGGGACGGCCTTTACATCCTTTATTGAGTCAAGTCCAATAGACGTACAAGACGGAGATCAGTTTGTCTTTTTAAGACGTATGATACCAGATGTTAGTTTTGAAAAAAGTGACACTGGTTTAAGCAACGACAATAAGCAAGCAGTATTTTCTTTAAAAGCACAAAGAAGTCCTGGTGAAGGCTTTGTAAAAACATCAACAAATACAGTAACTTCTGATACAGAGTTAAATCATTTAAGATTGCGTGGAAGATCTTTTGGGCTTAGAGTTGAAAGCACAACACAAGGCGTGAACTGGAGACTTGGAACACCAAGAGTAGATTTAAGAGCGGATGGAGATAGATGAGCAGACAATTAGTACCACCAAATTTTTCATTGCCACCAGATGAATATGATGTGCAATATTTTAATGAATTAGTTAGAAGCTTAAGTCAATTAGTGACACAATTACAAAACCCTGGTGAACTTCGAGGCACTAAGATTACTTTGACGGACTTGCCAACAAGTGATACAGGTTTAGAGGTAGGTGCTTTGTTTAATGATAATGGCACAATTAAGGTAAAGACATAGACGAGAGATATAATTTTTGATAGTATGAAACAATGATGGAATCTGGAATAAGTAGCTTGATGAATTTAAATTTTATGGATCCCAACACGGACACATCATATGGTTCTATTGAAGAGCTTGAACAAGCTATTATGGCCAAGAAACAACCGCCTTCTGACACTGGTGGTATTATGGGTCTTGTTATGGGTGGACCGCCAAAGTTTGGTGGATTAATAGAGGGTCCAGGCACTGGAACCTCGGACAGTATACCAGGCATGATCTATCAAGATGGTGTGCCTGTGCAAAAAGCAGCGTTGTCTGACGAAGAATTTGTCATGACAAAGAAGGCCGTAAAGGGTGCGGGTAATGGAGACATGGACAAAGGTATAAAAGCTATGTATGATTTAATGAATAAATTTGAGAGTATGGCATAATGGCAGTACAAACAGTTGAACAAAAAACTATACTACCCGAACAACAACAAAAATTTATTGATGATTTGTTGACTGATACAAGGACTGTGGCAACACAACCTGTAGATTTTCCAGATATACAAGTAGCAGGGTTAACGCCTTTACAACAGGCTGCAATACAAAGAGGTATGGCGGGTGTTGGATCATTTCAACCATTGTTACAAGCGGGTTCTGATGTTTTAGGCATGGGCGTTAGTGCTCTTATGCCTGGTGCGTCTAATGCATTTATGAATCCTTTTGTCGATCAAGTGATAGATCAAAATTTAAGAGATGTACAAAGACAGGGTGATATCGCTCGTCAGCAAATTGCTAATCAAGCAGTCACTGCAGGTGCTTTTGGTGGATCGAGAGAAGCTATCGCTAATCAAGAATTACAAAGAAATTTAGCAGATACTTTTGCTAGACAGTCAGCGGGATTGAGAGCACAAGCTTTTGAATCAGCACAAGACAGAGCACAAAAAGCATCTGAATTATTTACAAAAGCAGGCATTGCAACTGCAGGATTAGGCGAAGCCGCTCAAGCAGCAAATCTAAGAGACGTACAACTACTATCTGGATTAGGTGGTCAAGAGCAACAACAACAACAAGCAGAGTTAGATGCATTAAGACAAACTTCATTACAACAACAATTTGAGCCTTTCCAACGATTGTCGTTTATGTCTGACATATTTAGAGGTGTGCCATCCACCCAACAAACTTTAACTACAACAACTACACCAGACCCTAGTCGTTTCTCACAAATAGCGGGTATAGGTGGTGGTATTGCTAGTCTTCTTGGTGCCTTTGGTGGTGGAGGAGGCGGCACAGGTATTTTAAGTGGTTTAGGAAAGTTATTTAGTTCATGAGTGTAATGAACCGCAAAATGTTCAATCGTAATGCTCGAAATAGATTGAGTAGTATGGGCGGTATTGCTAGTTTTAGTAATGGTGGAGCAACTTCTATCTTACAAAATCCAACAGTAATTAATGCTTTAAATAGAAGAGGCATTCCTACTTCCAGTCTTGGAGTTATACAATCTCAATTACCTACAAATAATTTAAATAGATTTTTAAATCAAAATAGAACTAATACAACTTCTTTAACAAGAGTTGGTGGAAATGCACCAAAGGTAACGCTAACTGGAGAACAAGTAAAACAAATAGCTAGAAATAGATTAAATCAATCAAAATTTCCCGAAGGCTTGGCAAGTTTTTTCACACCAGAAAAAGCAACAAGTCCTGGTGGGTTTGTTGCAAGTTCTATAGGAAAGGGCATTGCAACAGGTGCTGATAAGACCGCTCAAGGCATCGCAAATCTTTTAAATATTTTTAAACCTTTTAGTGGAATGACACCAGGCGTTAGAAAAGAATTACAAGAGGGTGGCGGTAATATTGACTTAACTGGAGTTGATCAAACAAAAATACCTCGTGTGACAGATATAGAGGGTTATGAGAAATTTAAAAGACCGATAGGTATGATTCCTGGTACAATAACAAAAATCGTTCCAGAGGGTTCAAAAGGTCCAAAACCATTTCCAGAAACAAAACCAGATCAAGCTTTTGATATGACTACATTCGATGTAACACAATCAACAGATGCATTAGCTCAACAACTTGATGATGAGAAAGCATTTGAAGGAACAGTAACAGGCATTGATAAAAAAGATGATAAAAAAGATGACAAAAAAACAGTTTCAAAGAAAGACGTATTAACTGCTAAAGAACAACTTGATGATGAGAAAGCATTTGAAGGAACTGTAGATCCACAAGCAAAAGATGCTATTCAAGTTGCTGATGTTATACAAAGAGGTAAACCAGAAGATCAACAGGCAGAACTAAGACAACTAATGCAAGAGTTTAAACAAAATGCACCAAAGTACAAAGGTGTAGATAGAGGTTTAGCAATTGCAAAAGTATTTTTTAGTATGGCAGCGGGTAAAGATCCAGATGCAATAACTAACATTGCAGAAGCACTAAAACAAGGTGCTGATGATGCTATTAAAGATAAAAAATCTAGGGATGCTTTTGAAAGACAAGTAGATCTAGCAGCACTGCAATATGGTGTAGCTGAGATAGGTAAAAGAAGAGCACAAGATCGATTAGATCAAAGAACATTTACAGACTTTGTTGTTGGTAAAGGTGGCTTAACATTTAAAGGAGTTGCTTACGAAGAAGGTGATACCTTTAGATTTTCCACAAAAGATTATATGGATAATGGTGGTAAGCTACCTAAAAATATAATGGACAAAGCATTTGCATCGAAATATCAAGCAGCAATAGACGCTAAGAATAAATCGTTTAATGATTTACAAAAAGATTTGTTTAAGAAAAGATTTTTAACATCAGAGGCTCAACGAAAATATAAAAATGATTATGCAGATGCAGTCTCCAAGGCATCAAGTGCTGAAACTGCAGGTTCCTTACTTGAGTCTGTAATCATGAGAGCACCAGAGATAGTAGGCGGTTATTCATCTGCTAAACAGGTAGGTGCAAACTTTTTTGCTTTTTTTGGAGCAAAAGCACCAAAAGGTTACGATGCAAAACAAGTTGGAGTTAATGATTTAAGAGCAGCTTTACAAGATGTTGTTAAAGTTACATTAGGTTCCACTCAATCAGCTAACTCAATATCTAACAGAGATGTTGAGTTTTTAATTCAAGGTTTTTTATCTGATGGTATTATTTCAAGAAATGAAAATGGTACATTTGATTTTTCATTAGCAGGCACAACACAAAAAGTATTTATTAATAGTTTGCAAAAAGGTTTAAGAGCAGTCAGAAAAGCACAAGCAGAAAATTTAAACGCAATGACTGCGATAGAAAACGAATTAGTTGGTGCATATACTTTTACTGGTGGTGATCCAAGAAGACAAATTCTTGATCCAATAAGAAAAGGAGCTACTTTTACACCAGGGGGCACCTTAAAAAAAGGTCAAACAACAAAAACATTATCATTTAATGAAAAAGATAATTTATATTTTGTACCAAAGGCATAGCTTATGGGTATAATAAATGTTCAAACTGATGATGGTATTAAAAGAGTTCAGATAGAAGGTGACAAGCCAACTGATGAAGAACAAGAGTTTATATTAAACACTTTTTTTTCAGAGCAACTACCAGAATTTGACGCTTCTAAACCCTCAGTTGCAACTGGCACATCTTTGCCACAAATAAATTTAGCAACCGCTTCGGTCGAGGAAATAGAAGATTATAAAAGAAACCTTGAATTAGCGGGTGTTAACCCTACTACGATGCAACCTTTTCAAGAGGGCGAGACAAGTTCTTTAAAGTTACCAGGCGTTGATTATGATACTGGTGTACAAGATTTTAGTTTTAGAACTGCTTTTGGTAATCTTGAACTGCCATCCGAAAAGGAAGAATTTTTAAAAAGAAGAGTAGGAACTACTGGTTTTACTAAAGATCCTGGTGGCAGATTTATTCTAACGCAAGAGGGACGAGACAAGTTAAATTTAGGTATAGGTAAGCCATTGGCCATTGATGAAGAGGGTGCTTCGAGATACGATGTAGCTGACTTTTTAGGAGCAAGTGGTATACCTTTGAGTGTTGGAATTGGTGCAGGTATAGCAATGTCTGGTTCTGCTTTTTTACCCGCTGCAGCAGTCGTAGGAACTTCAATGTTTTTAGGTAAACTTATTGACGAAGCATTTGAAACAAGTAGAGGGTTACAAAAACAAACATCAGACGAAATATTAAGAGATGCTGCATTAGAGGGAGCATTTGGTGTTTTTGGTGAGGGATTAGGTCGTGGTTTATCAAGAATATTTGGAAGATTGATAAAAGGCTCTGGTAGTGCTGAAGCTGAAATTGTTCGAGCAGAGGGTAGACAGTTTATACAACAAGGTTTTCAACCAACGTTAGAAGGTGCAGCACCAAATTTAAGACCTATCCTTGGCAGATTACAAGCGATCTATGAAGGCGTTTTTCCTAACACAAGAGCAGCATCTACAAACTTAAAACGAGTTATAGAAGAATTAGGTAAAATTAGGACAATTGATGATGCCTCTCTTGAAACATTAGAAACAACAATAAAAAAAGATATCAGTAAAATATATGATGATGTAGACGCAAAAGTTGTTGCACAACAAAGGGCATTAGATACAGAAATAGAAAATAGTATTAAGGGTATAATAGAGCCTTTAAGAAGAGGTGAAAAAATAAGTCAAAACGCTTTAGATGATTTACTGATGTCAAAAAAGAATTTTGATGAACAGTCAGATTTATTGTTTTCTGAGGCCAGTAAAAACTTTGGAACAAATAGTAGAGTTATTCCGATACAGGGTATCAAAGAGGCTTATGACTATTTAGTTAATCAATTACCAAGAAGAGAAGCATTAACAGATACCCAATTAAATGAACTTTTAAACAAGGGAATTGATGGTGCCATTGCAAGAGGCGGTAAAATTCCAGATGTTGATCCCACTACGGGTAGAGTTATTGGACAAAAAAATTTATATGATAGAAAAAGTGTATTACCTTTTGCTAAAATATCTGTTGAAGAGGCACAACTCATTAGAAAAATCATAAATAATTTACAATATGATGACAAATTAGCTACTGCATCAAGTGGAGGTGTGCTTAAAAATTTAAAGTCATCTGTTGAAAAAGCTTTTGATGAAGCGGAAGATACTTTAGCGTTTATAACAAGTTCAATAAATCCAGAACAGGCAGTTGGACAACAAGCCTTGAGATCTTTATCAGATGCACAAAATCAAAGAATAGGAAGCTTACTTAGACAAGGTGGTTTTGAATTTGGTAAAACATTTAGAGAGGGTTCTACTTTAGGTGCCGACACACTTGCCATCACAGTAGATGATCTGAGACAGATAACAAAAGGACTAACAGATTTAAGAAGGGCAAGAGAGTTTTACTCAAAAGGTATAAATCGTTATGATGATGTAATTGTTGAAAAGATTTATGCTGAATCAAAAAATGCTTCATTAAAACTTGATCCAACAAATTATCTTGATCTTATCGTAAAAAATAATAAACCAAATGCGTTAAGAAGATTTTTATTTGCGGTAAAAGGCACGCCACAATTTAAAAATTTCGATGCGGGCAAACAATTTTTGTCTAAACAAAAAATACAATTTGCAGGACGAACTTTTTCTATAGAGGAAGCCGAGAGGTTATTACCGCAATTTGCACCAGGCAAACAAAAAACTAATTTAATTAACAGAATCAACAATGCTAAACAGAAAGCCGAGTCGTTAACTACTCGTGTTGGAGCAGAGCAATCTGATGCTATGAGACAATCCTTGGCACGAGCTTGGTTTGAAAGAGAACTGTCGAATCCTATGAATAAAACCAAATTAAAAGGTGTTGATGTTTTAAGTGGCACAAAGATAGCAGACCAAATTGATGCATTGGGTTCTACTGCCGATGAACTCTTCAAGGGATATTCTGGTCAAGTTAAAAATTTAGCAAAACTTTTGCGACAAACAGGCACAGAGGGTTTTGATGAACAAGTCTTAGCACAATTTGCAACAAGTGATATGCCTTCTTTAATACGAGGACTTCAACAAGCCGTTAAAACACAAGCCGAATTTAAAGGTGATGCTTTTTTAAATAGTCTTAGAGCGAGTGATGCAGAGGGAATAGTAGATCAATTATTTAAAAGACAAAATAGTTTAAAAGTTAAACAGTTCGTTAATGGTAGTCTAAAAGTGAATAATATACCAATAAGAGATTTTGGATCTAGAACAATGCCAGATGGAACAATTACTCAAGTTTTTAATCCACAATTAGTTGATAAAGTACGAACTGCTGCACTTTCAAAAATTTTAAGAAGTATTGGTGATATAGACTCACCTGCTTTTAAAGATGCTTTTTTATCTGGTCGATTAGGTAAAAGATTTGAAACTGCTTTAAATTCTTATGGAGTTGATACACTTGATGCAATGTTAGGAAAAGAGACTACAGAGGGTTTATATAAATTAGCAAACAATATGATACGAGTATCTAATCAACCACTAGCGGGTCGAGGCGGATTGTCTGCACCAAATATAGCTATTGGTTTAGGCATTGGTGCTATGCTTTTAAATCCATTAGCTACTTTACCTGTTGCGGCTTTTTACCTTACCATGTCAAGTATGTTAAGAAATCCAACAGTTTTAAAAGTGTTGCTTGCAAGTAGGCAACCAGGAGCAGATAAATTAGGGCAAGCCTTTCAAATTGTAAATACTGCGGTTGCTCAAACAGGACAAGAGGTGGTAAGAAGTGATGAGGGATTGTTAAAGATACCACCAGAAATATCACAACCTGTTCAAAAAGCTATTACAGATATTAGTAAAATACAAATACCTAACATAAAACCACCCGCTAACGTAGGATCTGCAGGTGGTGTAAATCCAATCTTGGTACCAAATCCTGTAACCAGAGCAACAGTAGGAAGTCAGTAATGAATATAGAACAATTAAGAGAAGAACTAAAAATCGATGAGGGCGTGAAGTATGAAATCTATCTCGACCACCTTGGTTTGCCTACCTGCGGAATTGGGCACCTCATCCAAAGTACAGATCCAGAGCATGGTCTCGAGGTTGGCACAAAGGTAGATGAAGAGCGTGTCAATGAATTGTTTGACCAGGATGTAGAAGTAACAACAAATGAGTGTCGGTTGTTATATAATAATTTTGATGATCTACCAGAAGAAGTACAAAGAATCATAGCCAATATGATGTTTAATATGGGTCGGCCTCGTTTATCTCGCTTTCACAAGATGAAGCAAGCCGTTGACTCTGGCAACTGGTCTGAGGCTGCCGCTCAAATGAAAGATTCGAGATGGTATAACCAAGTAACCAACAGAGCACAACGACTCGTAGATCGTATGCAAAATGTTACAACCTAACCAACTTCTCCCCAGTCTTTACCGAGTTCTTGATCAACCTTACTTGGTATTTTTAGTGGTAATCCTTGTTCCATAATCTCTGTAATTTTATCTGCTTGTTTCTGTGAACCGACACTAAAACAAAGTTCATCATGCACTGTTAGCAGTGGCACTAATCCTTCGTTAAAACAATCCACCATGGCTTTCTTGGTCTGATCTGCTGCACTGCCTTGGATTAATCTATTTAGTGCCTTGTATGTAAAGGCTCGTCTAATCCCTGGTCCGTATTCTTTTTCTGCATCCTCACGTTTCATAGGCTGATTATAACCAAATGTTTTTGGCTCCCACATGTCAAAGCGACACATCCGACCTAGCACAGTTCTAATCTTGCCATGTTTCTGTGCCTTATTCATGACACGATCTGCAAGTTCTTTTACAAATGGAACTTTACGATGATAGGTTTGTAACAACTCATTGGCATCATCAAGTTTGATATCAAGTGTGTCTGCAAGTTTTTGTTTACCCATACCATACATAATTCCTAGATTAACTGTCTTAGCCTCTTTACGAGTGATGTTTGCCATGTCTGCCATCATCTGATGAAAGTCCACATCTTCTGTCTGATACTTTTCTACAATATCATTGAGTATTTCACTGCCTTGATTGACGACACTACAGTAATGCACAAGTAACCTTGGCTCTTGACTACTGTAATCAAAACTGCCCCACTGCTCTCCATCTTCTGGAATAAATAAACCACGAATCATTTTCTTAATCTCTGGATCCCGTGATGGTATCTGCTGAAGATTTGGATTGGATGAGCTAAACCTACCTGTAACTGTACCACCATCATCGTTACGAAGCTGATGTAACTCACAATGTATTCTGCCTTTGTAACTATGTTTTAGTATGCTATCAATAAATGTATTGTGTGCCTTATCAAGTTCTCGAAGTCTTAACACCTTCGATGCAATAGCATGTGGACATCCTTGTAACCACGCCTTGGTAAAAGAGGGTTGCTCACTCTTACCTGTTCTTTCGTAGTGTATATTAAAATGATCAAATACCTTGGCAACACTTGTTGATACCCATGGCTCTATATCTATGTTGGTATCATCCTTAATTTCTTTCATTACTTGTTTCTTCATTTGCAAAAGTTTTGTTTTAGTTTGCTCTGCTTTGTCTAAATCAACTCTGACACCTTTTTGCCTCATTTCAAGAACAAGAGGTATAAGTGCAGTTTCTAACTCAAATATACTTGTAAGTTCTTGTTGTCTTATCTCTTGCTCAAATCTATTCCATAATTCTAATGTAAGAGATGCATCTTGTTCTGCATATGTGCCAACAAATCGTGAAGGTAGTTTCCACATCTCTTTCTTTGGATCAAGTCCAAAATCTTTAGCTGCCGCATTGAGTATTTTTTCATTCTTACGTTTGCCTAAATAATCACGGCCAAGTGCATTAAGTGCATAGCTAAATCTATTTTCATTTATAAGTGGTGCAGCAATCATGGTATCTATTATTTTACCTTTAACTTCTACGTTTGCCCATCTCAGCCACCCCGCATCATACATAGCATTGTGCATTATCTTCGGAATATGTGGTGTGTTTAGTTGCTTTCTTAGCCATGAAAAAACTTTTTCTTCTGGTATGTTACCACCACCCTCATGTCTAAAAGGATAGTAACCTACAAAGTCTCCCGCCGCTATGGCAACGCCTACAATAAATCCATCATTACGTGTCCACCCTGGACCAAGTTCTAATAAATTTGGATCAGATGTTTCTAAATCAATCGCTATGTATTTAGAATCTGTTAAGTCTGGAAACGACTGAGGCACAGTCCATTCTTGCTCAAGACTGCTCATCTCCATACGTTCTAAAAAACTTATTGTGTTTTTATCTTTCATTACATTCCACACATACCATCACATTCATCAAGAAACGATAGTTGCCCTTTCTCTTCTATTGTTTGTAAATCTGCTTCGTCTAAGGGAACTAATGAACGATGAACAAACTGCTCTCTTCCTTTGTCTGTGCCCGTAGTTCTAATCTTTTTGTCTACTGCTACTGCATCTGCCCAACCTTTTGGATCATTATCTCTTAAATGTCTCCACTCATTATTATTTTTGTATGGGCAAAATGTACAGGCTGATCTTGGTAAATACTTCTCGGGATAGTGCTTTGCAAACCAATTTTGACAATCGTATCTTTTCATACCTAGTTCTATGAGTGGCCATCTGTTGTATAACCATTTATCTCGAGACTCTTTGACACGTTGCAGTTCGTCTGTGCTAATACCAATCCATTGCTCAAGTATGACACCTTGCTTGACTTTGTGATTTTTCTTTACACCAAGTAATTGTCTAAACTTCTTTTGTATAGGTTCTATTTTAAATTGCGTTGTACATTGTCTACGACCAAACCCATCTTTGACATGAAAAGGCACAACACAATAATTTTTGTTTGTACCTCTAATGTTGATGCCCTCTGTAATACTTCTTCGTAAGTCACCCGCAGTTGTCTGATATATAGGAAATGATAGTTGTGTTTCTAACCATGCCAAGTGTGTATAAACTTCATCTGGTTCTGCCTGTGTATCTGCAAATACTGCACAATCTGGCTTGGGTGTAATCTCACCACGTTCAGCCATAAGAGCAACGACAGAAGATTGAACTCCCGCTCCTAGACTAATAACCCTCATTGTTGGGTTAGGATGTGGTTTGAATATACTACTTATCATCCTTTTCTTCTGCTCCTAATGCTCCGTATCCACAGATATCGATCCACGAATCTTCATGATCTGGTGTATTTATAAGTCTAGATATCTTAACTGCAACCATAGCTAAATATACCATAGGCACTGTAACTTTCACACCAAAGATGACACTCCACATATTGGCTATTCGTTGATGATTTAGACGAGCATCTCCATAAACACTTGCTCTTTTTTCACTTACTAAACCCTCTGCTGTTTTTAATGCTTTATCTCTTTTCATTGTCTAACTCCAAAATTTCTTGTTCTAGTTCTTCTATTACAGGCTTGAAAAAATTTGGGCGGCCTATTTTTTTTAAAGTTTTTTGATTTGTATAGTGTAGTCTCATATAATACATAAGTGATTGTCTTAATTGTTCTCTTTTATCCATTTTCTAACTCTTTAATTTTTTGTTTTAATAAATGTATCTCAGATTCGTAACCATCTCTAATAGATTGTTCTTTTCTTTGTCTATAAGCTTTAGCTCTACAATTTGCACCACAATACACAATCCCTTGTCCTTTAGTTTTTTTACCAAGTGTTGCAATCCACACTCTCTTTTTTGTAATTTTTTTACATTGTGGACACTCATTATCATAAGTTTTAGTTCTCTTTAAATTTTTAATTTGCAACATCAAATCAGAAATATCAGAGTCTAATTCTTTTTTTGCTTGTTCATAAGTTTTCATTTTCTAACTCTTTAATTCTATTTTTTAAACGTGTAATTTCATCAATAAACTTTTGTTTGTCTCTTTGTCTTTGAGCAGCCTGTCTACAATTTGCATGACAATATTTAAGACCTTCTCTGCCTAAGTTATAAGACACAACTCTAACTTTTTTAACTTTTTTACATTGAGGGCATTTAAAATCAAAAGACTTAGTTTTTTTTATATGCTTTATATGTTCAATATGTTCTTTTATTTCTTTATCAAGTTCTTTTTTTGCTTGTTCATAAGTTTTCATATTACGTATCTATACCTCCCGAATGAATCAATGATGTGTAAATTATGTTTGGCTCTTGTGACC